CCCCTGCACCTTCACAGACACCCGCTGCCCCTAACCCTCCTGCCCCTCAGCCACAAGCCACAGCCCCCGCGCCCAATCAGGGTGGCGGGGCTACAGCTATTAAGCGCATCCAGCAACTCGCTCCTACTCCCGAACTGCCACAGGTGCAACTCACTCAGGCGGACAAGGAGAAGGTTACGCGCCCCACATCTTACGTGGATATCCTCCGACACCTCACTCCATTCACTCCTCCCACTGCCGAGGAGGTGGAGAAAGACCGACGACGCCAGCGTAGCCGTGAGGCTATCGCAGCAATAGGTGACGGGGTGCGAGCTATCAGCAACCTTGTTGCCACGGCTAACTATGCGCCCAATGCCTACAAGCCCACCGAGACAATGCTCGGGAGTGTGCAGGACAGATACGAGAAGCTACGAGCCGCGAAAAAAGCGGATGCCGACGCCTATCTCCAAGCCTATATGAGAGCCAAGCAGCTCGACGATCATAACGATGAAGTACGAGATGCGATGAAGCTTAGACGTGAGCAAGCTGCCCTTGAGCAACATCTCGCACAAGCGAAGCAGTCTATGGCGTATCAGAAGATGGTCGCAGACCTTGGAGAAAAGGAAGCCAACCGACAGCTACGAGAGAAGCTGGGCTTGGCTGGTCTCAAGCAGAGAGCCGATGCACTTGCAGAGACGAAGCGACACAATCGGGTATCCGAAGCTGAGCAGAGCCGACGGACGGGAATCATGGCGATGCGTGTAGCCAATAGCGAAGATGGGAAGTATCTACGGATCTATCGCGGGGAAGGCAAAAACGGAGAAGATATGGGCGGTGTCGAAGTACGCGAAGACACATTCAATGACGTAAATATCGGATATATATACAACCAGCTCCCTGAGTCTATCCGTGCTCAGTACCGCACGAAGAAGGGGTACGGACCTAAAGCCACCTACCAAGAGCCGAGTCCATCTAAGATGCGTCAGATTATAGGTAAGAACATCAACGATCCGAACGTTCAGAGAGCTCTCTTGCGCTTACCGAATGCACGCATAATTAAGCCACAGCCTGCACTCACTTCTACCCCTGCACCCGCACCAGCGAAGCCAGCACAACAGAAACAAGCACCGAAGGGCGAAGCCTATAAGGGAAGTGGATCAAAGGGCAAAGCCTACTAACCAATCACCAGCAACTCATGCCAAGCGATAAGACGCAAAAGAACCTATCAGGACTCCACAATACGCTGGAGACCATGGGCTACTCAGTCCCAAACATTGACCAGTTCGCAAAGGATATGCGCAAGGAGGAAAACCTGCGCAGTGTATATGACAAGGTTTCATCGGGAGGGTATGAGCTTCCCGACTTCGAAACCTTTAAGGCAGACATGGGATGGATAAAGCCCACGCCAGCAGGGGTGCCTGTGCCTCTCCGCCCTAAGGCTCCAACCATGCCCAAGGCTCCACTGACAACTCAAGCTCCCTTTGGTTTTGATTTACCAGCCAATCCTAAGAAGCCGTCATATGCCCCCAAGGCTCGATTAGGATTCCCACGACTCGACAAGAAGATGCGCCCTGTGCAGGAGGTGAATGATCCAAGTGTGCCACTCTTGAAAACCACACGCGATGTGGCGCAAGATGAGCACGGCAACGTCGTCAACGTGGTGAAGCCCGAGCTTGTCCCCGACTTCGATCCCAACAATGGCGGGGTGACCGCTCCCAAGGCTCTCTTGGACGTAACCACGGGCAAAACTATTCGCCCCACCGAGCTGAGCAAAGAGGAGATAGAGGGCTACAATGCTGGCAACATCGATGCTATCAAGGATCCTAAGCTTCGTCAGGCTTTAAAGGAGGCTAATGTCATCTACACACCTACACTCACCGAGAGTGATGCACGACGTAAGGCGGGAGAGCTGACAAGCGAAATCGACAAGGCTCTTGCAGAACGCACAGAGTACCTCGACAAGAAGGCTGGCGACGTGACTATCGCGGATAGCCCAACGGCCTGGGGTATCCGTGGCTTCAATATCCCTGCGGCAGCTAATAAGTCCCGTATTGAGCAGGCCACCGACAGCGAGTATATGATGCTGGAGGCTGCGCGTAGCACGATGCACGATGTGAACAACCTAATCGCAGAAGCAGACCACAACACGAAGCAAGGGAATGACCTTGCCTCTGTTTATGAGCGAAGTGCACTTGCTGGTACTCTTCGAGGCTTCGGGACAACCATTATCAATCCCAAACTATGGGATCAGGGAGCGAGAGACCTATCTGATACCGCTCGCCTTGCCAGGGCTGTTGATAAAGCAGACCGAGGGGAGCAGCTCACCCGAGGAGAGCAACTCCTACTTGATGCCAAGGCTAACGAAATGGCGACAGCTCTTTACTTCGAAGACCGCATAGGGCGAGGCTATAAAGCAGGGAGTGTCACTGCAAATGCCGTCCCCTTTATGGTGGAGATGGCGATGAGTGGTGGTATCTCTACTATGGGGAAGAACCTATCATCTGGGCTTGCTCGCTATGCTATGAGACGCTTCGGAGCAAAGTTTGCAGGCAAGACCCTTATTAAGGGGGCGATACGTGGAGGATCTAAGATCGTGGGGTCGATGGTCGCAGGCAGTGCTATGGCCAACACCTTCGGGGCGATGAAGACCGCATCCAATATCATTGGTCGTACCACAGGGAATGTGCAGTTTGCCACGGGCGTGGATGCCGAAGGGCGAGCAACAACTACCTACGGAGGTCACACCGAGGGTGACAGCTTGGGCGAAGCCTTCGTAAAGGGCGAGCTATCAAGCACGGCAGAATATGCTACCGAAATGTTAGGCGATGGGCTTGTCGATGCAGTGACGTGGGCGGCTGGCAAGGTGGCTTCTCCAATTGCGTCAAAGCTTACTAAGCTAATCGGTAAGGCTGGAGCTAAGACAGCTGGGCAAGTAGGTAAGAAATCTGTACTTGGGAAGGTCGCAGGTAGTATAGGTGATGCTGGGGTGTGGAGCTTGGCAAAGGTGGGTAAATTCATTGATAATGTGCAAGCTTCAAAGTTCGCAACTTCATTGAAGGCTCTTGAGAAGCATGCACAATGGAATGGAGGTTTCGGGGAATACCTCGAAGAAGTTGCCAACAACGCTGTCTCCGTTATGATTGGAGATAAGGATCTATCAACCGATAAGGGTAAGGGCTTCTTCAACCTTGACGACAATATCGACACCTTCCTCGGGGTTTCCCTTATGGGAGGTGTGATGAGTGCAGCGCATACTGTCGGCTACGTTGCTGGCGGTGGTGCACGAGGTATGGCACGCTATCAGATTGGCAGCAGTGAGGGGGCTGTATGGGGCTTACTCACTACAGACGAGCAGCGTAAGGCGTGGGATGATGTGCGCAGACAGATCCTTATCCAGGATGGTAAGGAGCAGGTGGATGCAGTGCGATCAGCAATCACGAATCCGAACTTCAATGCGGATCAGCGTAGGGCTATCCTCGACTACACAAAGGCTGTGCAGAAGTACAAGGGGATGAGCGAATACCGACGCAAGCAGGGAGAGGATATGAATGCAGATCCCATCCAGAATGAGCTGGCAGACTCCTACGACAAGGGCGCAGGAATGACCGAGGCGGAGGAGATGAGCCACGCACGCAGCTGGTATGAGTTCGCACAGCAGAAGGCGGCAGAGCGTCTCGGGGTAGATGCTGATGCCCTCGATGAAATGGGAGCACCCGACCAGCTGACGCTCGACCAGGTGGCACAGCTACGAGAGGAGCACAACGAACAGGCAGTGCAGTCCTACGTGGACTACCTCAATGCACGTGCGACCTACGAGGGTATGATCGGGAGTGTCTCCCAGGGCATACAGGCTGAGGCTGCACAAGCTGAGCAGGCAGTGCGCTCACAGCAGCACAAGGACGGAACGCTGCGTCGTGCTACACTCCGCGGCACGGAAGGGCAGTACGTCGAAGTGCATATCAAGGATGGCGACCTTGTCATGGATGAGGAGGGGCGTATCGACACCGACAAGTCCAGTAAAGACTTCATCGTGCGTGACAACGAGACGGGTGTCGTGCGCTTCGCCAGTATTGATGATGTTATCAGTGCTGAGCAGCCAACGAGTGCCGACGAGGCGGTGAACGACGCGGTCAATGCCGTCTACGAACGCAGGGAGAAGGAAGCGGCCGATGCTATCAACGGGACTATCACCCCGCAGGTAGGAGCAGTATACGACCTTCTCGATGCTGATGGCAATCCACAGCAGATCGCTATCCAGCAGGTAGGACAAGACGGTACACTGGATGTGGACTACTCGGGAGTACCCCACAAGATGACTACCGACGAACTGCAGACCATGGCGGATAACACCCGCGCACGACAGATCGAGAATGAGCATGCCGCCCAAGTGCAGCAGGCAAAGGCGGAAGAGAGGGAAGAGCGTGAGCAGGCGGGACTACCACGCTATGCGCTTAATGATGAGCTGACTATTCGCACTCCCGAAGGAGAAGAGCTCACGGGCTACGTCACGAACGAAGAGGATGAGGACGGAAATATCGAAGTGTACTTTAATCAGCCCTATGAAGGGAAGAAGGTACATCTCTTCACGAAGGACTATCTTGATGGAGTGGTAGTAGGCATGCGACTCAGTCCTGAGAGCAACACCACAGAAGAATCACTCGAAGCTCTATCTGCACCAGCATCACCAGCTTTGTCACAGGTCCAGCCCGTAGTGGGGGAGGCTATGCCAGCAAACGGCCCTATTCATGAGGGGGAAGAGACCGATATCATCGGTCGGAGTATGACCGAAGAAGAAGCGGAAGCCTTCCTTGATGCTATCAGCGAGAATCCCGAGGTTGTCCCTGTCTTAGAGTTAACGGCAGAGAACTGGGATGCTGAGTTCGGGGAAGAAGGTATCATTGCCTCACCCATAGGAGATGTCAAGATGGGAGAGAATCAGTTCCTCAAGATGATGCGTGAGGGACGTAATGAAAAGCTCGGGATGATTCGTCCTACGATAGAACGCCCTGACGTAATCCTTGAAGACACCAGTCGTACGAAGGAAGGAGAGGATAGAGTACACTCCTATGTTTTTGTCAAATCGGTGAAGAGTGAAGGGAAGGAACGTCTCTACTACTTCACGTCCGTATCCATTAGCAAGGATGGGCGCGAAGTCGTTATCTCTAATCAGGAGCGAAGAAAGAATAGGATAGTGAGCTTACTCACCAGTGGCACGGTATTATATCTGAAGCCTGGTAGCCTGCATCCGTTAGCACAGGTCGAGGGTTCGGTCTCTCTTAACGATTCGCGAGCTGCTACCCAAGCCGAAACTATCACAGCTCCTCACGGTATCCATTCGTCTGAAGAGGCTTCGTCTGCGAACAAAGGTAGCGAAAGTCCATCACATGCTGATCCCAACGATGAGGGTCTCTCTGCAGAGGAAGCATACGAGGCTGTGGTGCAAGCAACCCAAGGGGATATGGGTATTGCCCGAATGGTTATTGAGAGTACTATAGCTGATAAGGAGAAGGCACTTGGAAAGGCTAAGAAGGCTAAGCCACGAAGTGCAGACACCATCGAGCGGAAGATCCAGGCACTTGCAGAGGTATCTGAGGGTATCGAAGCTGCGGAGGCTTCGCTCGCACACTGGAAGGCTGTCGCTGAGATAGCAACCGAGCAGGTGCAGGAGGAACTGGCAGAGGTAGCCGAGCCCGTCGCAAAGCAGACGGAGCAGGAGAGCGAAGAGCCTACGACCGAGCAAGCCCCCGCAGAGGAAGAGACCACAGAGAAGGGAGAGCCCGAGGGTGAGCAGGAGGAAGAAGCTACCACCATACCCGAGGACACCGCACCCGAATGGGGTAAGGACAATCCAGCCGACGCACGCGCACGCGGGTACATTAAGGTAGAAGGCTTGCGAGTAGAGCGTCAGGGGGAACTCTCCGACGCGCTCATCGGCAAGGAGTCTGACGTGAAGTTCGCAACGAATGACACACAGCAGGCTCGCTACGCTATCATCGAAGCGGAGAGCCTGCAGCCAAGCCACATCAGAGGCTATCAAAATCAGCTGCACTTCATTCCCGAGGCACAGCCAAAGGATAGAAGCGACGTTGTCAGCGAGCAGGCGGCAG